CAACAACAAACATGATAAATCACACAACAAACAACAATAACGAGTGTATAAGTTAATTAACAAACAACACAATAACAGCAATCAATAACAATCATTCCAGCACTAACATTCACATCAAATGCGAATAACAGTCGGTTCAGACTCATACAATTCCCTAAAATTAGCCTCGCAAATAGTAGCAGTATACACCGCTGCCGGTAACATATTTGCAAGCTCCTTCGGAATCACATATCTCTGACTGACCATTTCTCCCAACCAACGCGTATTAGCCTTATTGGAATACGACACACAAGTCTCTGCAGCGCTTTTAAAACGCTCGACCCATTGTGGATCTTCAGCAGACACCGCCTGTGACCATTTCTCAATCCTCTTAATAGGATCAGGAATTCCGATAACTCTACGACTCTCCTTAATGAACATGAAGAACCAGGAAGCGAAATACGGTTGCACGGTAACAAATGTCTTAGCCTGCAAGTTGAAAACTTCAGCCAATATTTGCACCGCCGACGAATCAACACCCGCGGCACGCACCGCCATGAGTGAATCATCGCCGATGAACAAAGCCCACGCATAATCCGAAATCTGATACGCGTAAGCTACGCTCATTATGTTCAAAAGAACATTCCCAAAAGACGTCGTAGCGTCTCCGGATTTGCGTTGAAAACGCAGATGCAAGCTCAATCCCGTCGTAAACGAGAAAAGCCTACAATCCTCATGCCCGACGACCCACCTCTGAAGTAGATCTTCGTTCATACCCAACTGACGGAAAACATACTGCTCGAGTTCAAACACGAAAGCATCCTGCGACTTGTCATACTTCGAAAAATCATTTTCGACGTACTTCAGCTCTTCATCGAACGGATGAACAGCCTGCAAGAATTTCTTGATATCGCCCATATCCTTCAGCAGATTCACATGAACATTAGGCCTGAGCAACGACAGAAACCGCTTAACCAACACACGGAAAATGGCACTGTACATAGACGACAAACCTTTACTATGATAAACTATCACCTGAGGTGATATCGTCGACCGTAAAGGTTTATCGCTCAACGGTGGTTTCACATCCGATTTCAACATGACCAGATAACTACCAACATCCTGCTCCAACAACGGCACATCACACTCAATCAATTCCCTTGCGACCCGATTAACCACATCAGGTCGGGACTGAGAAATCCAGTCCTTATACGCATTCTCCTCCAACGCCACACGATCCTTCTGATAGCCCTCAAGCTTCTCCTTCGCATTCTCCACACACATCGAACGCAAGAAATTGTCCCAAATCTGTGGTATGATGTCCTTATTATCCTGCGACAATGACACCTTCGGAGCCGACAGATTCCGATTAGCAATGGCACTCAACAACTCTGGGCCCGTCTCTTGTCTCTTAGGAGCCCCCAAAGCCAAAATCTTACTGATATAGTACGCCCTATCCTTCGGCTGCGCAGCGAAAATGCGCGGAATCCTCAACTTGTCAGCATAAAGCTGCCTATCCTGAGGATCCAAAGACAGCGATGCTATGTCACGACTAAGATTAATCGCGTTCATACCAGGATTAAAAGCCTCGTAAACATGATTCATCGTTCCTATGTAATCCGGATCGATATCCTGATCAGGTTTAACAAAACTCTCAGGATCTTCCTCGCGCAGAGCCACCAAAGTGGGCATGATATGCCTGCCATGTGGAGCCTCATCCATCGCGTTAAGCAACCCCAACTGCTTAACCAAACCAGTCCTAGAATCGGTTTCTTCAAACACACCCCTATCTGCTTTCGACGTAACCCCGTCTTCCAAAGCGACTCGCATAGTGTGCACTGACGTCAACACTTTCGGAACCGCAACCAAGCTACGCGCACGCAGCAAAGTGGCATTCATATCCGCAATGAGCCCGCCTCTCAAAGTGATGACATTCCCACGCTTAGCGCAAGTAACCGATCGCACCGCAGCTCGATACTCAGCTCTTGAAGTTTTCCGCCAAGTAGACAACATCGTAGCATAGTCCACTCGCTCTGACATGAGTTGAAACTCAGGTTTTCCCGTGATCTCAGCGTGGCTAAAAAACCCTTCGAACCAACGCACCAGACTGTCAATCGCATCGACCAACCTACCAAATGTCTTCTCCCACGTGTTTATCAAACACGACACAAGCAAACGAACCCTCGACGACACCGTAGCCTGCGAAAAACCCGCAACCGCAGACAATCTCATCATCAACTCCTTCGACAATCGCCCAGATTCGTACCTGGCTACAAACAACTCAGCATACAACTGA